AGGAGGCATGGCATGGTAACCAGCAGTATGTCTGGAATGTAGCTTGGACAGCCTACCAGTCAGCCTTGGAGCGAGGGCTTGCCAAGGAAGTAGCCCGTAAGGTTCTCCCTGAGGGTCTCACGATGTCCAAGATGTATATGAATGGTACACTTCGTAGCTGGGTACACTTCCTTCAAATCCGTTGTGATTCAGCAACACAGAAGGAACACCGAGAAATTGCTATGCAGTGTGGTGATATAATTCGTAGTCAGTACCCGAATGTTATGGAGGCACTACTATGAAGCTACACCCCTCAGGTCTCACCATGGAACGCTGGAACTGGCCCTTTAAGACTGAACAAGAGAAGGCACAGGTGCTCCGGTACCTGTATCCTGATCAAATGTTTGAAGACACTAATAATCCATTTTAGGAGTGATAATTGAATGACAACGATTCGGCCTTTATCAGACACGAACCATGCCCATCTTGTGGATCTAAAAATAATCTTGGAAGATATACGGATGGCCACGCTCATTGTTTTGGCTGTGGGTATTACGAACATGGTGATGGTAGCGTATCTGCTAAAAAGTCTACCGTGAACCCAAACCTCACTGAGTATTATGAGGCCACTGTAGACCCTCTGTCAGCCCGTCAGATCACTGTGGAGACCTGTCAGAAGTATGGTGTCCGTGTAGGCACCTACCATAACAAGAAGGTACACTTCTATCCGTACTTCAAGGATAACCAAGTTGTATCCTGTAAGGTACGAGACAAGGACAAGAACTTCACCTTCATTGGTGACCCTGCTAACCCTCCCCTCTTTGGTCAGAACCTGTGGTCTACAGGTAAGAAGATCATCATTACCGAGGGTGAGATTGACTGCCTGACTGTATCGCAACTCCAAGGTAACAAATGGCCTACTGTTTCGGTACCTAACGGTGCCAGTGGGGCACGTAAGGCTCTCTCTAAGAACCTTGAGTACTTCGATGGGTTTGAAGAGATCATCATTATGTTTGACATGGATGAGCCTGGGCAGAAGGCAGCTAGGGAATGTGCAGAGCTATTCCAGCCTGGGAAGGCCAAGGTAGCCTCACTACCTCTTAAGGACCCTAATGAGTGTCTCGTGGCTGGCAAGGGTGCTGAGGTGATCTCAGCTATCTGGAATGCCAAGCCCTATCGACCTGATGGAATCATCTCAGGTTCGGATCTATGGGAAGAGGTGCTCAAGGAGGATACCAAGGCCACTGTGGGTTACCCGTGGAAGGCACTCAATTTGAAGACAGGTGGTCTCAGGATGGGGGAGCTAGTCACCATCACTGCGGGATCTGGGATTGGTAAGTCTGCTATTGTTCGAGAGATTGCCCACCATCTGATCAAAGAAGGTCAGACAGTAGGGATGTTGATGTTGGAAGAGAACCCCAAAAGGACAGCATTAGGTCTCATGGGTATTGAGCTAGATAAACCTATACATATTGATCGAGGTGATTTAAATGATGAAGAAGTGCGTAAAGCTTTTGATGCTACTATTGGTAGTGGTCGGGTATATCTATATAACCACTTCGGCTCTAGTGCAATTGATAACCTTATCTCTCGCATTAGGTTCCTCAGTCGTGGCTGCGGTTGTCAATGGATTATTCTTGACCATCTCTCCATCGTTGTTAGTGGTTTGGGTGATGGCGATGAGCGAAGACTGATAGATAACGCTATGACCTACCTCAGGACACTTGTGGAGGAGACGGGGGTAGGACTGATCCTCGTGTCACACCTCAAGAGACCTGAGGGAAATCGGGGGCATGAGGAGGGGGCTACCACCAGTCTCTCCCAGCTCCGAGGGTCACACGCTATCGCTCAGCTCTCGGACATCGTGATTGGCCTGGAGCGCAATCAGCAGGACGTAGAGACAGCCAATACTACTACACTGAGAGTTCTGAAGAACAGACACTCGGGGGACACGGGGTTAGCTGGAGAACTGTACTATAATAGGGAAACCGGAAGGTTGACTGAAGCTCCTCAGGCTGCTGAGGCTTATGGATTTTGATAAAGGATTATCATGTGGACTATTGAAATTGGATTTATCACGGGTGTTATGGTTGGTGTAGAATTTATCTCCAAGGAAGACAGTGGAGGAATCTCTGCTTTTCTCATGGACATAGGTATCTTACGCTTTGGGATCTATTACGATCATGGAGAAGAATAGGCAGTAAGCTTCGTTTACAGTTAGTCGATAGGGACAACATTTATATGGCACTAATCTTCGATATTGAAACCAATGGTTTCCTCAATGTAGTAACTACCATCCACTGCTTGGTCATCAAGGACACCGTCACAGGTGAAGTATCCTCATACACCCAAGGGAATCTCAAGGAAGGCTTGGACAGACTGATGCACACCAATGCCCTGATCTCAGGCCATAACGTGATCAAGTTTGACATCCCAGTGATCCAGAAGCTCTACCCTTGGTTCACTGTGGATCAATCCAAGGTCATTGATACCCTTGTGCTATCCCGACTGATCTTCTCAGACCTACGGGAGCGTGATGGTGCCTTGGTTCAACAAGAGATCCTCCCTGGGAAGCTCTGGGGATCCCATAGCCTGAAGGCTTGGGGCTATCGCCTAGGGATCCTCAAGGGTGAGTATGGTCAGCAGGATAACGCATGGGACACTCTGACACCTGAGATGCTGGAGTATTGCATTCAGGATAGTGAGGTGACCCGTCAGCTCCTAGCTAAGTTTGACTCCCTTGATTACTCAAAGCAGTCCATAGACCTAGAGCATCAGGTAGCTTGGATCTGTGCCCAGATGGAGAGGAATGGTTGGCCCTTTGATGTCCAAGGGGCAGCTACGCTGTACACAGAGCTTGTGGAGAAGAGAACAGCAGTCCTGACTCAGATGAGAGAGACCTTTGAGCCTCTGGTAATCGAGAGGATCTCTGAGAAGACTGGGAAGAAACTCAAGGACAAGATCATTGAGTTCAATCCCAGCTCCCGTCAGCATATAGCTGATAGACTCAAGACCAAGTATGGTTGGAAGCCTACCGAGTTTACTCCCTCAGGTCAAGCCAAGGTGGACGAAGAGGTGCTCAAGGCTCTGGATTACCCAGAGGCTCAGGTGCTCGCTGGTTACTTCTTGGTGGAGAAAAGGATAGGCCAGATTGCCGAGGGTGAACAAGCTTGGTTAAAACTAGAGACTAACGGAAAGATTCATGGATCAATCAACACCAATGGAGCAGTCACAGGACGAGCTACTCACAACTCACCCAACTTGGCACAAGTGCCTGGTGTCAGGAGTCCTTACGGCGAACAGTGCCGCTCCTTCTTTAAGGTGTTGCCTGGATTCAAACAGGTTGGTGCAGACCTGTCTGGTTTGGAACTGCGGTGTCTCGCCCACTTCATGGCCAGATGGGATGAGGGAGAGTACGGGCATGAATTGCTCAATGGTGACATTCACACGAAAAACCAACTAGCAGCAGGACTACCTACCCGAGATAATGCAAAGACCTTTATCTACGGGTTCTTGTATGGTGCAGGGGACGCTAAGATTGGTTCTATTGTTGGTAAGGGATCCAAGGAAGGGAAGATCCTCAAGGAGAAGTTCCTGAATGGTGTCCCTGCTTTGAAGAACCTCCGTAATGCTGTCACAAAGGCCGCTGATCGTGGGTATCTCCTAGGCCTGGACGGTAGACGGATCCCCATCAGGTCTCCCCATGCAGCCCTCAACAGCCTCCTACAGGGTGCTGGAGCTATCATAGCTAAACAGTGGATCATCGAAAGCTTTGCTGAGGCAGAGCGTAGGGGTCTGAAGTGTGGCTGGGATGGTGACTTCGTATTGCTTGGGTTTATCCATGATGAACTCCAGTGGGCAGTTAGGGAAGACCGAGCTGAAGAGCTTGGTAAGTTCGTGATTGAGGCAGCAGCAACAGCAGGGGAACACTTCAAGTTCAAGTGTCCTATTGGGGCTGAGTTTAAAGTAGGTTTGAATTGGGCAGACTGCCATTAAAGGAGGCTTATGAATGACCAAGTGACCTCAGTACTCCAG